GCCATATTTATTCTCCAAAAATCTTGGATTAGCCAAGATATTCAATACGCGATTTAGCGTTGTAGGCCAAAGCCGTACCTGAACCAGCCGCATAGTTCGCAGTCGATACGACAATCGTAGTGCCGACTTTCGCGTTCACAATAACTGAACCCGAATTAACAGTATTAGCCGCACTTACACTACCCAAATCTGCTGTGGCTGCTGTGGTAGAAGCTCCTGTATTGGTATCTGTAAACACCACACTGGCATTCGGCAGTGTAGCGCCGGTGGGTGTATTGGTGGATACAGAGTAGTAATCTACCTTATACAGCCCCGTGGCTGGTACAGTGTAGGTAAGCAAATTGGCGTTGTTAGCGGTCTGCGCAAGCGCAACAGACTTGCTTATAGCTGTAGTGATGGACTGCCACCCGGAAGACTGAGGAGACGTGTAATAAAGATTACCGTTTACCTCGTCCAGACCAAGCGCAGCCGCAGCACCGGGACTCGGCACATTAGCCGGAGGCCCCTGAAAAACTGCATTCAAACTCATAAGTTAATAATCTCCTTGAAAACAAAAACTAAACCAGCGTCCCAGACGGATGGCGGAAAAGACCAACGGAAGCGATTGTTTAGATCGCTTCCAATAAGTCCTTTGTATTCATCAACTTATGGCTGATGCAGCGTCTATTTCCCTAATACGGATCGTTGTATCCGGGCCGAGCGAGGTTGTGAAGTGAACACGATAAGATGTCCACCCCGGAATCAAACCTTCAGGGTCAGCAACTGTCGGCTCTGCGTTCTGTACTATGTTGCACTTGATGTTCTGGTATTCACCGTCACCAAATGCAGTATCACCCTGCGCACCCAGCTTAATGCTGAAGATGCCATCGCGTCCAAAGATATAAGTACGCAGCGCGGTCAGACCGGTTACGCCTTTATAGTTGGGAGTCGATGTGACCTGATTGGTCTGGAAGAAATGCACGCCCGAAGTCGGCAATTCAATCATTTCAGTCAGATCGGTAGAAACAAGGTCTTCCATCTTGGCAAGGCCCACCGGGGTGTGCTTCAGGATATCAATTGGCGAGTTATTGCTAACATCGGAAGTGACATCACCAAGAGCAAACGGATGCAAAACGCCAGCGAAAGCATTGCCTTCAAACGGACGAACCGAGCGACCAGCAAGACTCTGAACAGAGTTACGAATCTGGTTAAGGCTCAGGGTTGTATACGAAGTTGTGGAAGTCGCGGGGAGCGTAACGAGCACGCTGGGATCGATAGCATTCGCACCGTCCGCAGTCGCACGCACAAGTGCGCTCAACGACTCACCAAGACGATACGCTAGTTCCTTCGCAACGTTCTCAACAGTGTTGTCAATCGCAGTCGCCAGTGAAAGCGAGCTAAAATTGGCATAATCTGCGTATTCACCGATGGTAGCAGTCGTAGTCAGAACATTGATTGCAATGCCTGATCCAACCGTACCTTCAGTTGTCTGAGTGGTATTAGCGGCAAAAGGCACATACATGAACAATTCATACTGATTACCCGACTTCATGGGTAGATCAAGGCGCTCAGAGACAGCAACAAAAGGCGTCTGCGCCTTAAGATTCTCTCTGAATTTCTTATCATACACTATGTTACGTATATACTTACTGATATGTATATACGAATGGGAACATTTCTGCCCATTTCTTACGGTTCTATTCCCGTAAGGTCGGACTATTGCATCGTCAGCTTATTGACGCCCTCTTGTTTAGTCTCTCACGGTGTCAGTTTAGTTCCATTATGGAACCATTCTGACTTCCGCCTCGTTGCCATTTCAGGGTTCGAGTCGATTAAAGAAGGTTTTAAAAGTACCATTTTGTTAATACTTTACCGTACTCTGGGGTAAATTACTCTGATTATTACTTGACGGACTATAAGCAGCCACGTTAGTAGTTTCCTTGTAAGAGATGCAAATAACATTACAAACCCTCTCCTCCATAGAGAAAGTTAGTTATGTTCTCTGGTCTCATCCATGCGTCAACTACACAGGTGCAGTAATCCGACTGCCCTCTCATTGAACCTTGGCTAGACACGCCTGAAGGTTTACCTCACGCAAACTTGGTAGATTGTCCTAGTAATCCGACTATCAATCCTTTTTGTCCAATTTTTGGGGACAAAACTTAAATCTGTATAGAACCTTTTCTGATTAACTGAATGAACTCATCGAATTCAGGATGATCAAGAAGAAAATAAGCACCCGCTTGAAGCTTGCGGCCTTCCGCGTGAAGCTCATCGGCCTGCTTCTGTTTCTCGGCAGCAATCGATGGGTCATAGTTTGTTACTGCTTTTGTTGTTTCCTGATCGCAGCCGTTTATCTCGTTTGTAATCTTATTTTTCATATACATTCCTCCTCGAATGTCAAATACTCTGCTTCACCATAAAGAAGCCATGCTTATCTTTGCCGTAAAACTGATCCAACACTTCCACTATTTTGTATCCCAACTTCAGGTATAGAGAACGTGCCGGGTTGTCAGTCCGAACATAAAGTCCAAACTGGCTGAAACTTTTGTAGTACTTCTCGAAATGCTTGAGCAGTGCTGTTGCAATACCGCGTCGTTGATACACGGGTAACACAGATACGTTGAAAACATAAGGCAGTGTCTTATTGGACGCACGCCAGTATCGGAGAGTGGATAACAAGAATCCGATAATCTCGGTTCCTTCCGTCACTACCCATGTCTTGCCTTCTTTTAGTGCTACAAGAAGGGGAAGATCGGGACTGGCCCACTCACCGTGACACTCTTTGTTGATCTCGCAAACGCGCTTGAAATCTTCCTTCCTGTACTCGCGTATCAGCATGTACTTACTTATCCGATTGTCTTCATACCGGTGTCACGAAGATACCGTGCCCACACTGTAGCAGATTTTGCTGCAAATTCAAGCAAACATTCATGAGTTGAAAAAGAATCTACATCTTTAACCTGCACTCCAGCCTTATAGAATACTTGAAATGTAACTTTTTCAATTTTTGGATGATCAACAAGTGATACAATTTGATCCTTATTTTCTAAAGGCAAATCGCACAGAACGGTCACAGACGATATATCATCACCAGCTTGGAGAGGACGCACCGTACCGTCGTTGTTTTTCCATTGCAAAGAAGGTATATCATACTGGGATAAAAAAGCTTCTAAAGCAATGATTTTCGCACCACTCTTGACGTAAACAAATAACTTATCGTCTATATCTTTTGCAACAACAGCATCTCCGGTAAATTTATCATGCATAGTACTGTCTCCTCTCATCTCTGGGCCTTAACTGCTTGGGCCAAACCCTCTGATGCAACTGATTGTAAGCTAGATAGGTTCTATGGAATAGCTGCCGTGTACACGTTCGACGGTACACTTTCCACGCCGTTGGCATCGACCGATGTCACGACGTAATCATATGAAACTTCGATGACAGGTGTCATATCTGCAAAGTCTGTAACTGTCACGACTTCCGTGTTCAGTAACGCGTACTCCCCTGCCCCTGATGCGGAACGATAGACATTATATCCTACAACTGGGTCTGCTGAATCGTCGGGGGCATCCCAGATCAGGTCCACCTCGTACGAAACCGTAGCCTCTCCAATCGTGTAGCAACCACCGCCGCAAGTGTCCCCCAGCGGCGCATCAGGCGCTAAGGGAGGGACCTGCTGGGCTGGAGATACGGTCGTCGGCTTCTTCGGGTGAGAGTGAGAGTGAGAGTGGTGGCGGTGTCGTTGATTCTCACAATGAAGAGTCCCGGACAGACAACACACAACTAAAACAGCCCAGAAAGCAGTCATTAAATACTACCTTGATTTGCCTGCCGTTTCTTAGCGCCCTCAGCAACGTAAAGAGAATCGACCTTCTTTTGAAAATTACGTTCATTGCGGATGCGGCGACCATACTCATCACCGGGCATTGCATTAACTGCTGCCAATCCGGTCAAACGTACTAACTTACCATCGCGCGAGACATCGTAAAATATATCTTCTCCTACAGTAACCACAGGTTGTACATCCCCTGAAGTTTCACGAGTGAGACCGCTGCCTAACCCAATTGAGGGAAACTCTGTAGACCGTGGCTCCTCGTGTACGGTCAGAACCGGCTCACGAACTACTGGTGCGGGGGCAACCGTCACTGGGGTTGGGATATCAGAGGGCCGTGTAACAAAAGGTGAAGGATCGAGTTCATTCAGCTTATTGAAGGCATATTTAAAATTGGCCAGAATAGGTGCCAAATTGTAACGCGACAAATATGCTGCCAATGTATTTGCGTTCTCTTCGCACTTGTAAAACTCAGGCGTTTCCGCTATAAACGCATTTGCTTCGGCCACAGCACGAGTTGCCATGACATCTTCCTGCAAAGAGCGCAGTGTCTCTCCAACCTTATCTGCCGAAGCGCCCAAAGACGCTTCAAACAACCGCTTTTGCGCTTCTATTGCTGTCTCAGGATTAGTCAGATCGTGTGCAATCTCTGCATACTCCTCATTTGACAACGTACGTGGAGAAAATTCAACAGGACCGACATAACGTGTAACTTCTGTACCAATCTCTTCATTCTCTACGATACCAAGACGTTCATTCTTCGTCTTCTGACGTAGTTTACGGAGTAAAAGAGTGTTCTGCTCGACCAACTTATTTCGTAATTCCTCTTCCGTATGGTATTTGATGACTTGAGGGGCACCGATATTCCTGCCGTTTTCATCGATAGGCTGATATATATATCTCTGTTCTTCTAAAACGGGCGCATCCTGCACTGACTGTTCAATAGCTCCAATCATTGTGTTCCCTCCTCTTGTTCCTTCACCCAGAAGATATGTCCTTCTGGATCGGGGTCGTTATGGAGATAACAGTCCCAGTTTTTGAGAATATAGTCTTGGAGTGGTTGTTTACATGAGGATAAAGGCACAAATTCCGATCTTCCACCGCTACCTCTAACCCAACTGGCTTCGTAAAGTTCAGTTTTAGGTATGTATTGCCAAGAATGTAGTTCATACCCTAATTCAGAATATTTATCCAATTTTTCCCTTAGCAGTTGCAACTTAGTTGCGTAGATTTCACGATATTTCATTAGAACGCTTCTCCTTCGTTCAATTCCTCACCCGGTTGGGTGAATTCTCCAATATCCAAGCCCGCACCAGAATCTACTGGCTTTGGGTTAGGTATACGGGACACATAAATCTCTTTCTCACGGTTCATCAGGTTGGCCAAGATAGTAGCAAACTGACCAGCTACTTTCCAATCCCGATGCTTTGCCAAAACCTGATCGTTATTACCGGTAGCAGTGTTCATCAAATTCAAACCAAGCTGATCTACAGAAGCCTTCATCAATTTCCAGATTACTGTAAAACCGGGCATCGTCATCACGGCTGCCAAATCGTTGCGCTCTTGTCCAGAAATATCAATATCTGGTTCAAATTCTCCATTCATCACTTCAGAAAAATTGTTCTCCATTAACCCTCCTCTAGAGTATTAGGATAATTTAGTCTCTTCTCGATAGAGTTCAATAAATCCGTCACCAAGTTGTTTGTTGGAAAATATCAAAGCTTCTTTGTAATCTGAATCAATCGGTTTCCAACATCTACCACAACGCAGACAACGAACCCATATATCACCATTTTGTAAGCTATGCTCAAGCATAGCGTACATACCACCTTGACCGCAACCATGTGCAACTTGAATTTTGGCTTCGGGCTGTCTTTTGAAATTAATGTAACTTTCAAAAAAGTGACCCTTTAACCATTCAAAAAATAACCTTATATTTATAAACATTCGCTTCCCCTCCCAAGGAGCGGGGTCAGCGGTTAACTGACCCTATATGAGCATCCACTACTTACTGTCCAAATGTCTCAGAGCTTTCTAAGCCGGTGCCACTCGGTTGCCCTGTATCGGCTTCCGACTCACCGCTGCCTTTCAAAGCACTGAGAACGATGTCCTTTTGGAACCGCCTATCGGCGTTTGAGTTATCCAAGTTAGCTTGGATTGCTCCTTTCTGCTGATTCAGTTGCATCTGACTTTGTGTTTTATTCTGCTGCTGAGCCTGCTGCTGCTGAGCCGCACGTTTCTGTTTCATCTGTGCTGTTAACGGTTTAATCAGATCGTTGAAGTCTTTCCACTCAGTAGACTGGAGCCACATCTTCAGAATCTGTTTTATGTCGATATACTCTTCGTTGATGTCGGCCAGATTCTCCATGATCGCTGCATTCGTAAAAACCTGCTCGATGATGGTCATGGACTGCGCCATTGTGCGCTTTGCAGCAAGACTTGCACCCGCAAGCGTTTCAAATTCTATACGTGCGTCGTGAAACTCCTGAAGACTGACTTCAAAATCTTTACCCATCTCTTCGCCAAGGATTTTGAATATCTCGGCATCGGAGAAGTAAGTAAATACAAGCATATCGAGAACGTAAAGAAACGGTTTGAATACCTGTTCGATAAAGTTATCCAAAGGACCGTCAAGACGTGTCGCGCTGGCGTTCGCCATATTATTAGCGCCCGCCGCTGTACGTCCCATACCCGATCTCGGCCCTGCCGAAGACCCCTGTACAAGAGTTTGATCGGCACCCGAACTGGATTCAGTCGCTTTCTCAGATTCAGCCAAAGCAGACCAGACATCGCTGGGAACTTTAGGAGTTGCCAGCAATCCGTAGGCGTCGTTTACTTCGCCGTCAACGGTGAGAATACGCCCCAACCCAGTGCGAATCATCTGCGTCGGTGAGTTTGAATCACGTTTACGTAAGTAGATCGGATTCACCCCAAAGGATAGAATCTTCAATATGCTGTTAATAGCACCTTGATCTACACGCTGGTTCTGTCCGACAATGAGGCCGAGACCCATACCATAAAAAGCCCTTGGACGATTCCACCAATTAGCCGAAAAGAAAGGCAACTGCCCGAATGGGTTATCCCCCGCATAGATGACTTTTTTACGATCTATGACCAGAATCTTTCTATTCTTATCCCAATACTCCAACACTTCAAACTTACGGAATAGTAAATCCGGTGAATTCTGTGTATTCGGCTCCTGTGCGTGATGCACAACGCCTTTAATGAATGCGGCAGAATCCGAAACTAGCTGCTGCGGCATGCCTGCGTCTGTAGGGGGCATCCACCAACTTCTCAACTCAGCTTCAGCAGGTATGTTCCATCCTTTCTTATCCAAATGGCCTTCAGGTAGGCTATCAATGGACTGTCTCAGTTCGTTCAGTCCGTAATAGTCCATGTAGCGAACATCGATGGCATATTTTGCACGTTGAATGTCACCTTGCTCTGTGTGTGGATCGACAAGGACTCTACTAAGCTCACGCGCCTCGAAGAAAGGTCTAGGAACGAATCTAATATCAGTGGTAATAACCGGAGGTGTATCCTTCGGAATGTTAACCTGTTCTGTATTACCCGGAGTGCCGCTAATCATCTTATCGACAGAAGCAACACGCTTACGAGTAATAATCTTTTTGTATGTGATGCCCCATTTCCAGATGCCTGTACCTTGATGGGCCATCTGTTCTAGGCCCCATTTGGTTTCGGTCTTGAAATCGCATTGCTCCAGCAGTGTTGCAAACAGTGCTGTCTTAGCATCGGTTACGTTCTGGCTTGTACCCGGCCTTGGACGAAGGACCATTGGCGGGTCTTCATAGAACAATCCCTTATACAACTGAGGAACTACTGCGTTGACTACTTTAGCGACGGTAAATCTTTGGACATTCTTTGTTTGTTAACTGATTTCTCAGTGATAAGTCATTTCTGCTTACCTCTAACGGTTATTATTCCCGTTAGAACGGACTATCGCACCATCCCTCGCAGGATGCTCTCTTGTTTAGTCTCTCACGGTGCCCAGCTTTTCAGCATGCTTCCGCCTTGTTGGCATTTCAGCGTTCAAGTCAATTAAAGAAAGTTTTCTATCTTATATCTCTATAAGTAGGCCCCATGTCTATGTTATTATAAAGACGTTAAGGCTCAAGTATGTACGTGTTTTCAAATACCGACATCCAAATTTGTTAACTGATTACTCAGTGGTAAGTCATTTCTGCTTACCTCTTATAGTTTTAATTCCTATAAGAGCGGACTATCGCATCACCTTTCGGTGTCTTTTCGTTTAGTCTCTCAGCGTGCCTTTCGGCTTCGCCCTTGTTGGCATTTCAGCGTTCAAGTCAATTAGAAAAGATTTTCTACCAATAACTAATTAAGCTATTAATAGCCCCCTGTATGTTAAGGGCGCGGGCTCTGAAACAATAAATCCGAGTCCCTCCAAAGTAATCCCCATTGCTTATTTGAAATAAAGTTTTCAGCTTGCGATGCGGAACCAACTACCAACGCCAGTTCTGCACCTTTACTTTTAAGTTCCCCATCTTTTTTGTAGTCCGTAACCTGAAGGTCACGATTTGCGTTCCCACTGTCAGCAGGAATTTGTGGCATTTTGTGCCTCCATTTTT